TTCCACTGCTCGGGGTAGCTGTCGTCCGGGGGTTTCCCCGGCTCTGGGCTGGCACCTGGCCTCAATCCCTCGATCGGCTGGTCCGTCGGTGGAGGGAATGCCTTGGCGGCCGCGGCGTTCTTCGCGGCCAACCGCTTCGCCCGGTCTTCCATCTCCTCCGGGGTGGGTACCTGACCCGATCCCAGGAAATCGATGTCCTCCGGTGGAAGGTGATATGTCACGGCCAGGTTGAGCTGGGTGTTCAGGGTCGCCTGATCCTGATACGCCTTTTCCGCCGCCTGGGCGCGCTCGTTGGCCTTCTGTATCTCGTCCTTTTTCGCCTCATCAGCATCCAGCTGCTTTTTGGCGAGCGGCTCGAGTTCCTTGAGCTTAACCCTGTATCCGGCAGCCTCGTTGTTCACTTTGGCCAATTGGGCCTGCAGCGACTCGACCGTCGGACCCGGCTTCGTCTGTTCGGCCGGTGGGGTTGATTCCGGGACCACAGGATCTGCCTGTGCGACCTCGGGTGTTGTTGCTGGCTCTTCAGCCATGTCATCCTCCTGGGATATCTACCTTTGTGTAACACTTGTGTGATAGCCTTGCCGTGTCCGTAAACATCACAGCAAAGGGGAACATGTCATGGCACTCTTCGGGAGCATCGGCGTCGAGTGGGTTACGGTCGCGGCCCTGCTGGCCCTCGTGGTGCTGTTCGCCGTCATCGCCGCTGGCCCGGCCATCATCACCACCAGGCTGGCCGGGAAACTGGCCGACGGTGTCCGTGAGGAGGAGGAGATCGCCGGCCGGGCCGACCGGCAGCACGCCGCCATCTTGCGCGGCGACGATCACCTCGGTATGTATGGTCGGTATCCGCCGGCGAAGTTGTAACGGAACAGCTTTCGGGTATAACTAACGCCGACCGAGGGAGGAGGTGAACACCATGACCGATCCCACTCAGCAGCGTGAAGAGCAGGAGAAGGCCGAGGAGGAGGAGCGCAAGCGCCAGGAGGAGGCCGCCGCCAAGCAGGCCAAGAAGCAGCAGAAGTAACATGGATCCGGCCGGTCGCCCCCGGCCGGATCTTGCTTTATGCCGCCAGCGACTCGGGCAGGTACAGCCCGGTCTCGCCGGCGCGCGCCTTCTTCTCCCAGGTGCGACGGAACGCGCTCAGCGCCTTGGTGTAGTGCACACCCTGATCGGTGACGGTTTTCTCCCACAGATCCTCCAGCGCCAGCCAGGCGTCCTGACCCTCCCACGGCAGCTCGACACCGTTCGCATCCCGCTTGACGAGCACCACACTGCAATCGCAGAAGCCGCCCACAATCCCGCCCTTACCGCCCGGACGGGTATCGGGATGCGGCGAGTGGTAGACGTCCAGCGCATTGCCGCCCCGGCCCCTGGCCCGCGCCTTGCTGGTGTACACGGCGCCACGAGAGGCCAGCATGGCGCAGAAGCTGCACGAGTAGGCGCCGACCAGGACGCGGGCCCAGCCGTAGTGCGAGATCTCGTCGTTGCTGCCGATGTCGGCGACCGCCCGGCGGGTGGGATCCAGCACCTGGCGCAGGATCGGACCCTCGATTCCCGGCCGGACCGTCTCGATCACCCGGGTGTCGGCACGGGTGCGCTCACTGATCGGCTCGCCGGCGATGCGGACCTTCTCGACGACGCTCTCGATCGTCGCCGTCAGCACCAGCGGCGTGTAATCGCGCGGCAGCGGCACCGCCAGTTCGGGGGCCTCGTCCCACAGGTAGCGCAGCCCGGCGAGGTAGTTCTCGTCCCGCGCCCGCAGGATCGGCCGGTACAGCATCATCGCGGCCTCGTCGATCTGCAGCGGGGTGATCGGCACCCCGATCGCGTGCAGCACGGTACGGATCAGCTTGCGGATCGGCCCCAGCGGCTTGGACTGGGCGCGGGCGAACTGGCGGGCGTTCACGACCCTCCGCGCAGCACCAGCCAGGCGCCGATCGCCACGCCGGCCCACATCACCACACTGAGCGCCAGCGCGTAGAGCAGCCCACGGAACGGTCCACTGACCGGCTCGGGTGATATCACCAGGCGAAGATTGGGCGTCACGCGTGCTCACCCTCCAATACGACCTCCAGATCGGCGAGGAATGTCATGCCCATCTCGGTCAACTGGTCCAGCATCTCGGTCAGGGTGACGATCACGTAAGCCCTCCGGGTCCGGGCCGCGTCGGCTGTCCGGGCGGCGGTAGCGCCTGCGGACCCGTCAGGGCCTCCTGGCTGAGGATATCGTCCCGCTGCTTGTCGCGGACCTCGATCGCGCGATCCACCCACTCCTTGGTCGCACCGGGCACCATCTCCCAGGTGAGTTCATCCGGGATGCCCAGTCCCGCAGCAAGTTTCACCAATCCATCCACCTGCTGCGCGAAACTGCGGGCGGTGGTGTCGAGCCACTTGACCTCGGCGCCGTAGTCCATGCTGGACTTCTCGTCGCCGGTGATGTGGGCACAGGTGCGGAACAGCTGCTCGAACGACTCCCCGAGCGCCGTCTGGATCTCGGCGCTCTTGCGGTCCTTGCCCGCCTCCAGGCCGGCCAGGGTGGCCTCGCTGATGTTGACCAGCGCGTCCACACCCAGGTTCTGCGCCGGCGTCTGGCTGATGCTCGCGATGTCCCGGACCGCGGACTGCTTGGACTCGATATAGCCCTTCACGTCGCCGGCGCTGAACTGGCCGACCTTGACGTCGCCGCTGGAGAAGTACCAGGTGTCCCCCTGCGCCATGGTGAGCGCCTGCTGGTCGTTCTGTGGCCGCCAGCCCGCCACCCAACGCTGGATGAACGCGGTGAAGTACTGGGTGGCGCTCATCTCGTACGTCGTCTCGTCGACGCGCGCCTGGATGTTGATCAGGGGCTCGATGATGCCGAACTGCTCCTCGCCGTCGAGTAGCCAACGGTGGCGGTAGCGCACCACCGGGCAGACGCCGACGTCATGATGACGCGCCTCGAGGTATTTGAAGTTGCCGTACCCGCCGTACAGCGGATCCTTCCAGCCCAGCGCGCTCTCGGGCACGTTCTGAACCCCGATGAAGTGCACCTTCTCCTCGTCGTAGAGCCGGATGGCCTTGTCTTTGATCTCCAGCGCGGTCATCGGCCAGTCGTCGTCGATCGGGGTGATGCCGGGCTCCCATTCGACCGGCTCGCCGTAGAGGCAGGTCATCTGCCGCGGGGACAGGCAGCGGATGTAGGCACCGGGCTTGCCGGGTGGAACGCCGGGCGGCCGCATCGACGGCAGGAGCGTGGTGTACGAGGCGCCGAATTCCAGTGCGCCCCGAATCAATCCAGTCTGCCGCGCGACCATCTTGTTTCGCTGCCACCACTCCCACGGTCCGGCGGTCTCCTTGGTGGTGCCGGACAGGTAGTTGTCCACCTTCATCGACTGGCTGTAGACGTCGAGCACCAGCGGCAGGAAGTTGGTCTGGGAACGCCACTTCATGCCGGTGCTGGGTTCCTCGCTGTGGCCACTGCCGGCGAGCAGGTTCTGTGCCCGTTCCTCGGTCCACGGCAGCAGCGCGTCGGCGATCCGGTCCAGCCGCTCCGCCTCGTAGGCGCGCGGGCCCGCCATGATGTAACGGCAGGTGTCGATCGCATCCTTGCGGTTCATCAGAGATTCCGCTCAGGTAACTGCCGGTAATACTGCTCCGACGCCGACTGCAAACTGGAGCCGCAGTATGGGCACCGACGGCCATCCGCGTAGGCCCGAAACAGCGCCGATGTGTATCGGTCACAGCCTGGGCAGGTCAGCTTATATGTCATTACCATCTCCTGACCGCGAACGCCTCGCTGGGCTCCTCAGGCGTACTCCCGGCCAGCGCCAGCCGGTACACCATCCTGGCGCCGATCACGCACACACAGGCGTCGATCTTGTTGGGAGAGTTGGGGGTTTCCTTCTTCACGCTGATCGCGCCGTTCCAATGTGTCTCGTAGCGGCGCGCATTGCCCATGTGACGAGCCACCGCAGGATCATCGTCATGAGAGAACGTACCCTCGAGAATCTCCGTCTCCACCAACTCCGCAGCCAGCGCGAACTCACGCGAATGCGAGCGCATATCCCATGCGATCGGCTCGGGCAGCTTTCCACCGGGTACTGCCCACACCTGCAGTCGATCAGCCCAGCGATCCGGCCACGTAGTCTTGACATAGCCTTCCCATTCCCGAACATCGGCGAAAAAGGCTGTGACAGTGAATCTTTCAAAGACGGCGGAAATCCGGTTGTCGATCTGCTCGGCATCGACGGGAACCATGTCTTTCGGCTCCCAGACGCCTACCGTGAAGATGTAGCCGTCCTCGAGGCAGCAGCCCACACACGCCGTGGCATCGTGGCTCTTGGATCCGTCGAAGAACAGCGCGATGCGTTCACCGTCGACCAATTCCCTTGGGCGCGTGAGCTTTTGCCAGTTCTGTGGATCGCACCAGGCTTCCTCGCTCACCACCGGCCAGTTCAGGTACTTGCGCTTGGAGTCGTCCTCCCGGCTGCGCTTGCGGTCCCAGATCCGCGTCATGATCGCCCGGATCTGCATGTCGTCTTTCCAGTTACAGTCGGCGTAGACGAAATCCAGTGCGGCCCTTAATGATTGGGCATCCCTGATGTCGGTCTCCGGCGGCGCGACGACGGCGTCGTAGAGGATCAGGGACTGGGACTTGAGCGGAATGCCGGCGAGCAGGTCCTCCTCCTGCTTGACCCAGCCCTCCCAGGTCGCCTGAGCCTGAGACTTGGCGTCGGGCTTCCAGGAGTTCTCGGTCTCGAGCATCCTGCTTCCCGATTTGGCCAGGTTGTCGGCGAGGGTGTTCATGAACTCCTCGCCCTCGCCGCCCAGCCACCACTCGGTCTCGTCGCCGACGATGAAAGTGCTCTCGGCGCCCTCCGCGGTCTTGGCCGAGCTCGTCATGACCGCCAACTCGCCGTCGGGAGAGTAGTACCTGGTCAGGCCGGGATCCAGACTGAAATCACGCACAACCCGCGAGCCCTTCGGCGCGAACGCGCGCACCATCCGCATCGTGTGCTTGGTCTGCTCCTCGGACACTGCGGCGATCTGCACCAGCGGCATACTGACCCGCTGGCCCTTGCACCCGCCCGGGTAGTTGACCGGATCGTCGTCGATCCACTCGTCCAGGCGCACCGGTCCACAGAACTCCATCAGGGCCAGGGCGGCCGCGAACGGGCTCTTCCCGGATCCCTTGGCCAGGCGTCGGACGCCGTGGTGGTAGACCCAGGACCCGTCCTCCCGCAGTGCGTACCAGTGCAGCAGGAAGCGCAACTGCCGGGTGGTGAACTCGAACCGCTGGCCGGCCTTGGGCCCGTTCGGCTGTCGCAGGTACTTGGCGGCCCAGAACGCCCCCTCCCAGCCCAGCGTGAGCGTCGGCAGTTCGGCCGGCAGCGTATCGAGGCGGTTGGCCGGCGAGATCTGCATCCAACGACCTCCTAATTAATAACAATCCCGTGATAGCATTCCCTATATGAAAATCCGCATCAGTTTCGCCGTTGACATCGACCCCGCCAACTGGACGCTGAACTACGGGATCACCGACCCCAAAGAGATCCGCAAGGACGTGCGGGAGTTCGCCGAGGAAATCGTCCGCTCACAATTCGAAGTTTCGGGAGTACCGGTTAGGTGATGACGGTCGGAGAAATCTCCTACGACCAAGTCAAGCAAGTTCTCGCAGACGCTCACTACACCGGCAAGCCAGCCTCAACCTCGGTACGGCTCGGCTTGTGGATCAACGAGGAGTTGGCCGGGGTCATCACCTACGGCACAATCCCCCGCCCCAATTCCCGTGCGATCTGCGGACCGGGCCATCAAACCGAAGTGCTAGAGCTGACGAGACTGGCGCTCTACGACTGGGCGCCACACAACACTGAATCCTGGTTCATCGGCCAATCTTTCCAGTACCTGCGAGAGAACCGGCCCGACATCACCATCCTGATCTCCTACGCGGACGAGCGTTACGGCCATGTGGGAACCATCTACCAGGCGACAAACTGGATCTACACCGGAGCCAGCACCGGCGATGTGGTCTACCTCTGTGAGGATGGTCGAACCCTCCACCCACGGACTGTGGGGTGGACCGACCTACCTCCCGGCCGCTGGGTACCGGCAGGCAACAAGCACCGGTATGTGACCTTTCTGGGATCGTCCCGGCAAAAAAGAAAACTACGACGCTTACTGCGCTGGCCGGATCTGCCCTATCCGAAACTGAATCACTGAGCCAGCTTGTCCTGGTACTTCGCGATCTGGAGCACGGCGGCATCCTCGTCGACGTCGGCGGCGGCCTTCAGCTCGATGCCGGCGCGGCGCTTGTCGGCCGGCGAGATGAGCAGCTCGTTGAGGCCCTGCTGGACCCGCTGCCAACTCGAGGCATTCAACCCCTTCTCGCTGGCGAGGGCCTCGTTCATGAAGAACAGCTCCGCGCGGGCCCGCTGCCAATCCGCGGCGGAGTAGAACCGGGCCTCCACCGAGCCCTGGAGTGCGGCCCACAGATCACGGACCAGGAAGTGCGGATCGAAGCCCAGATCGGGCTGTTTTCCGGCCTCACCGGCGTTTTTGACCGGCTCCGCGAGACCGTATCCGCCCGGTGTTCTGGTGTTGCGGCGCTTGTCCGGCGGCTTCGGCGGCGGGCCGGAACGGGAAGACGATCCTGTGGGCATGATGACCTCGCTTTACTGGTTCGTTATTCGAGAAGCTATACCGGGAGGC